TCTTTTAGCTTTCTGATTATATCTATTAACAATAAATGTAGTAACTGCATCTTCAGGAATAGGATATTTACTATCTACTATTTCAGTAACTACTTCATTATATTCATTAAACATAGTAAGAAATATAACTTCTCTATAAGCTTTAAACTCTAAGTATGTTTTCCATATTAATTGATTAGCTCTATATCTTCTATCTCCAGATGTTCCTGTTGATTGTCCTATGTATCTATTATCATGAAACCTAGATTCCATTCCTTCTTCTACACTAAGATAATTATATTGTGATTTAGCTTGTCCACTAGTTACATCCCATGCACTATTAGGTGTTAAATAGTTAGATGATGTATAACCTCGTAGTCTTTCTAATACTTCATCTTCTACTTTACCTTCTAATTCATCAATAGCTTCTGTAACAGTAATTGGTGTTCTATACCACCAATAGTCTCCTTTCTCTATTCTTTCTTCATTACTATTCTTATGAAAACCACAATGGAGTGTATTTAATACCATTGGATGTGGTTGTCCATTCTTTTCTATAACTACCATAAAACATCTATCTACTGCGAGTACATGTTTAAATGATAATGACTTTAATGACTTTATATCAAACTTAACTTTAAAGTATTCTACAACATCATTATAGAATATTTCCATCTCACTCTTAAAATTCTTTATATCTATATCTTCAGGTTTAGGCATAGTGCGCATAGATTCTTCAATCTGTTCTGCATTAGCACCTCCAGCTTCCATTTGTGCTTGGAATATCATTAACTCTTGATTGATTGCTGCTTCTAATACTTTCTTTATTTCTTCATCTTTTGCAGCATTATCTCTATCAGATAATAATAATACATCAAAATTATCACCTCGTTTTAACATTTGTCCAACGAGATACATAAACTTAGGATATAATCTATTGTAGATAACTATTTCTCTATCTTGTTCAAATGGTAACTTAAACATCTCTCCTTCAGGATTACATAACTCATATAATTGTCTGAATAATACACTACCATCATTATTAAGAATAGCATAGATAAGCCTATACTTCTCATAAGATTCCATGTTGGTATTATTAAAAGGTACAATGGTGTTCATTATACTTTTATACCAATCTTCTGATTTATTTCTTTCTCTTAAGTTGAATACCGCTTCCATCTATTATTTATATGATTACGTATTGTCTGCAATGCTACAGTTTTCGATTTATTCATCATTCTATGATTCTGTTCACCAATAGCTAAAGTTACTCCTAATAACGCTGAAACGCCATCAAAGTTTCCTTTCATATTATAACTCTTTATTTGCCTAATGGTAAATATACAAGGAATCCTTTCTATGTTATAAATTTCTATCCCATTAACTTCTTTTTTTTCTAAAAGCCAATCTCTAAGAGCATCTACTAATGATATTTTAGCTAGACTATTTCCTACTATATATCCAGTTTGACTTACTGTTTTAGAATAGATAAATTGCCCTTGTTCAAACTGTGGTCTAAGACATAATAAATCAGCTTTCTTTTTCTTTAGGAAATAAGCTCTAAGTCTATCTCCTCTATTAGCTTCATACCATAAGTTTCTAACAGGATTACCATATAGTGCAATTCCCATTTCTAATACTTCATTATATCTATCTATACCATCTAAGTTTTTACCAATATATGTAGCTGCTATTTCATTTCCTGGAAGTCCATATACTTCATATTTAGGATTAACAATAAAATATGCAGCACCTAATGAACCTCCTTTATCCATTTCATCTGATATATATGGGTCGTGTAGTACAATAATAGCATCATTAGGAATGATACCATTTAGTTTTAGTTTATCAGGACTTATATACATCATAAACTCACCTGTTAAATCATCTCCAGCTTTTATTGGAAAGTTATAAATAGGTTTAGGATTTGTTTTAATCTGATAATTAACACCATATTGTGCAGCACTATCCCAATACATATCAATAGCAGTACCTAGTGTTTCATATAAGTTATCTCTAACTAATTCTCTTTCTCTTTCTTCAGCTTCTTTTACTGGTAATAGTGAACCACCTTCTGATAACCACATATCAGTTATGCGTAGTGGGAAGTTCATCTTTTGTCTTACTAATACTTTAGGGTCTGAAGATTTAGATGCTTTCTGTACTTCACTTTGATAGAATGATAATGCTTTAGGAATATCAGTATTACCATTTTTATCTTTAAATCTTTTATCTGTTATATAAGCTGGAAGAAATAAACATTGGTCTTGGTCTCCATACTTAAACTTTAAACAATTATAATCATCAGGATGCGTAAATATCTTCATAGCATCATGAATAGTTTCTATATTACCTGATGTACCAATTCCCCATTGTACACCAAACTGTTCACCATCTGTTTTAACTACAGCATCATTTGATAACCATGCTTCTATAAATAACTCCATTAATCCTATTTCTTCATAGACTATAAGATTTCTTCTACCACCAGCTCCTGATTGTCCACCATCTCTTTTGTTAGTAGAATATACATTATGATATAGTGTAGAACCAGTTCCTATTTCTTTCCATTCATTCTTAATCTTTACTGGAGTAGTATTACGCCATGGATTGTCTTTATTATTAGCACTAATATGTCCTGTCATTCTTTTCCAAAATGGACATGGTTCATAATCATCATCTCCAGGTTTTCCCCATACTCCAAACTCTTGGTTAAGTGCTAATTCATTGAGTGATGCTTCTATCTTTTCAGCTAATTCACTAGATTTATCTTTTCTTCCTGAACCTAAATCTATTTCAGCTTTTAATTCCCTTCTAGTATCTCCAGGTTTATAATACTTCTCTCCATCAAAGATTAATTCAAATAGCATACACATTAGTGCAGCAGTATATGATTTACCACCACCTCGAGAACCTAGTATAACAAAGTTCTTAGCATCATTATAATATAATGGTCTGCCTAATGGTATATCATGGAGTTGAAACAAATAATCTCTAGGATGTATAAATTCTTTTAAGAATCCTTTCTTATTAAATATAGTAATCTTTTCTTCTAGTGTCATATAGAAAGCATCAGGATTTAATACTTTCCAATTGCAAGTATATTCATCATCATTTTCAAATCCTGAAAATCCTTGTGCTTCAAGATAATAGTAAGCTAAATGCCATTCTATATCTCTGATATTAGGTTTTAGTTTTAATCTAGCTTTTGTTTTCTTATCAGTTTCTACAATAGTACAATAGTTCCCATAGAATCCTATTCTACCAGGAACATATCTATACTGTCCAAATTGAGGATACCAAATACCTTCAATACATTTAGAACGAGTTTGTTGCCAAAAAGAATTATATCTAGGGTCATCAGGATGATATAGTTGTGGTTTAAACTCATTGAGTATTCCTTCTAAATCTTCAATTTGAATCCATTTAAAATCCCATTCATCAATACATGTAGTTACATTAGCTACTTCTGACATATTCTTTAAATGTTATCCATGACCAATCAAAGTATTGCATTTCAACGTAATTAGGTTGATACATAATTGGACAATCCTTAGCTGTTATATCATAGTGTCTATAAACATTATCTATAGTTAACTTATGTCTTGCTAATAATACATTAATCAGATACTTAACATTTCTTAATGTATCTTCATACTTACTATTAGTATTAACACATACTTCTATACCAATAAAATAGTTATTAGCACTATCTCCAGCAGGAACTAATGTTCTTCTAACAGGTAGATTAGCTCGTCTAGGTTTATCACCTACATGCCATGCTACTTCATTATCAGGAATCATTTGTATAATATTCTTATCATCAACTACATAATGACAACTAGCTTGTACTGTAGTACTACCAAAGTATTTATGATGTGCTTCAGCTCCAGCTGTAGGTTTTACATTAGCAGTCCAATGTACAATAATACCTTTTAACTCTTTAAGTTTTCTTCCAGGTCTATTGTTAGTTACTAGTTTTACTTGTATATCTACCATAAATCTCCTTTTTCTGATTTAGTTAATTTAGAACCACCTTTAGCTCTAACAGATTGTTTATCTTTAATAAATTCTTCTTCTATCTTTTGATACTTTTGATATATAGATAAAGAATCTTTTTGTAGCATATTAATTTGTGTAGCAGTACCTTTTATTACTATAACTTTATCTCCAAGAAACTCTGTAGTATCTAGTGTTAATTCTGTATCAGAAATTAACTTAGCTCTCTTTTGTAACTGATTCTTTTCTTCTGCATAAGCTCTTTGTACAGCAGTCATACACTCTAGTGGATATGCTTCTAAACATTTAACAAAATTAGCATCATCCCAATCTAAGTCTTTAACAAAAGTTTCTGATAATGTTTTCTTTCTTTCACCATAAGCTATTCTATAGAATATATTATCATTTTCATCAGGGTCACACATAAAAAATATAGTCCACATTTGTCTTGATGAGAAATCTTTATTTTTAGATTTATCTTTCTCATATAATAAATGAAATGGTGGATATATCTTAAACTGTGGATTAACTTCCCAGAAGTTAACAGCTTGGTCTAATGTTCTATAGTTTATTTTAATCATTTTGTTACTCTTGCTTTAACAATATACTCCTTAGTATTAATCTTTAATAGTACAAATCTATCAAAGACATTATCATCAGGATTCTTTACTTTACCAACACTCATATTTAGTGTTACAGTATTATCTTTAAAACTAGTTGATAAACATCCACAAGATACTTCTGTATGTTCAATAGGTTCATCAACTGTTATAGTTGTTGTGGCTACACTATTCTCTTTGTGTTCACCTAAGTTAATTTCCAACATATACTTCGTCTAATTTTAATCTGAATAAACAACGTTTTACACTTGCTGATATTTCAGCCATTACATTCTTAATAGCTTCATCATTTTCTTTAACCATTGATGCTTTAATCATATTATGTAAACCTCTAAAATAAATTAATACATCATCTGATTCAGGAATATCAACTGACTTAGGTGCTACTATAGCTCCTGTATCTACCATATATATTTCTACTAGTGTATCTAATAAAGGCTGTACTTCACTATAATACGATGCTAGTGCTTCATGCGTTCCCAGTCTTCTAATAGTCCAATGTTTATACTTAGCATATATTAAACTCTGAACTATTGTTGCTATTATTTTACTAAAATTTTCCATTAGGACACTTTTTATTAGTTAATACCATTTCATCAAAATCACAACCACATACAATACAGTAACCACTTTCAAAGCATGGTTTACACCTTCTAGCTTTTTCTAGTGGATGTGTTTCAGTCATCAACCAAAGAGAGAGTTTGGCTTTCACTATGAAAACCAAACCCTTCACTAAATCTTTAGGATGGCTTATCAGATACTTTGTCACTAAACTTAATTTCAAGACCGATAGTTTTTAATACCATTTTAAGAATCATTCCAAACATTCCAGTAGGTAAACCAATTTGTAGTTCTTTACCTTCACACTCAACAAAACTCTCATTCGTTTTGTCATAAACAAACTGAATAAGTTTTACTGCTGTTGCATAGTTAAGAACTACTTTACCATCGGTGTTAATGTACTTATCACCGAGTTCTGACATAAATTCTCCC